GATCCACAGGTAATTCTGTAGCGATAGAAACCTCTTGAGTCTTAGTTCTTTCAACTAGACTACGAGGATTGTAAGGTTTACTGATCTGAGGACCAACGATAGATTCCTTGAGGATTTGCTCATTGATTATCTGATCATTAAGGGTAAGAAGAGATACCATTATATTTGTGGTCCCTGAGGATTATACATATCATTATTCTCTGTAGAAGTTGTAGTATCTGTCTGAGGAGTTGTAGGTAGACGACCTGCTAATCCAAAACCAATACCAGCTATTGACTCAAAGAGTTGAGACCTACCTGCATAAAGAGCAGCTTGATCTGATAGTCTAGTATATTGAGCACTCAACCCTGACATCATGGTGCTGTAACCTAAGTTAGCACCTAGCTGAGAAGTAAGAGAAGCCATCCCACCTTGGAAAGCAGTACCAGCCGTTTGTCCTGTTGCAGCAGCTACAGTTCTTGCTTGTGCTCTAGCTAAGATAGATTGTCTGATAGCACCACGTCTTTGTCTGGCAGCTTGAGCTTGCTGCTGCCTCGCTTGTACTCTTGCAGCACCTCTTTGAGCTTGAACAGCTTGATTTTGAGTATATAGTGAAGCACCAGTAGCATAGACTGCTGCACCAGTAGCATATAAAGCTGTCCCATAAAGCCCTGCTGCTGCTAATGTCGTGAAAACTGCCATTTTAAATTTCCTTTATATAGGCTGTCTCTGTAGGTTTAAAACCTTTTCTCCTAAAGAGAACACCAGCTTTACTTCCTAGGACTTCATCTAAGGTTGACAACCTGACAAACTCACATCCATTTTCTTTTGACCAGACTACGTATTGATCTATGAGCTTTGGTCCTGTCTTTCCGTTACGATGTTCAGGTTCTATCCAGAACATTAACTCTTGTGCAAAGGTAAGATTATTGATAGGTAGGCTACTGATTACTCCGATCAAAGCTCCTACGATTTCTCCTTCGTACTCCACAAGTTTAACAAGACCTAGTTCGTGTCTGATTAGATTTGTAAGTAACTCACTTACTTTGTTAGCCTCGAAGCTTTTCCAAGCTGGGTGAGGTATTTCCCTACAGAACTGTTTGACTGCTATTACTGTATCTAATACGTCCTGTTCGGTTGCATCACGTATTGTATATTCTGACATTAAAACCTAGTGTTCCTTCCTTGGATCATACCCCATCCTAGGAGGATAAAGTCTTTTCCTTGTTCACTTTCGTATTTAATTCGCATAGACCTACCGTGACCTCTGATTTTCAGTCTGGTAGTTATGACATCTTCTGGGTAGCTAAAGTTAGACAGGTCACTAGGGTTAACTACTACGGGTTGCTTTAGTCTGTAAGCTTGTTGTGTAGAACTAAAAGTATCTTTGAAGTCCCACGCTGCTGAGACTAAAAGAGATGAGGGTCTGATAGGTTCGTACCCATCTGTCTCATTACCTGTGAAGCCTTCTTCTGTCAGTCTTGAGTAGACAGCAATATAGGGTGCATTCTTCTTGGTTAGCAAGTCCCCTACAAAGTCATAGCCTGTGACAGCAAAAGATGAGTAGTTTGTGTCACCCCAATCCAAGAAAGATGTACTACTAAAGGATGCCATAGTCATCTTGTTGGTAGCGCCATCTCTTACCAAGAGGACTATCGAAGGATCACCAGTAGCAAACCCTGATATTTGACTTGACACCACATCGTCACCAGCAGAGGTTACAACATCATCAAGTCCACCATTTGATGTTACGTCAAGTTCAAGGGTATCTGCACCAAACCCTGAGTAAAAGGCTAGACCTACTACGCAGTCTGTACTTGATGCCTGATCTGGAACTGACCAAGGAACGAAAGCTTGCAGGGCTAAGTCAAGAATAAGAAAGTTGTTTAGTTTAGCATCTACAGTTTCATTTACATTAGGATAAGCCCAGTAAATCTTTTTGTTAATGTTATCGTATACAGCAGTTACTTTTCGTTTAACACTTGTGTCTATCTGATCCCAGAATGTTTGAATAGTTGTTAGGCTGATATTTGTTTCTTGACCTTGGCCTGACACTGAGTCAGTCCCAAGTGTGTGAATACCAAACCTTGACCACCAAAAAGGAGTTCCCTCAGCAGAAATAAAAGTCTGAGGATTTAAGATGCCAATCTTAGAGACACGGTTGAGGCTGTATTGTGAAGCTTTAAAGACACCATCTACACCTGCAATTTGCCACACCCCATTCTCAGCGAAAACAAAGAGGGATGTCTGGTACGGATAGATAAGCTGGATATTGACAGCATCAGGTATAACTATTATTCCACCATCGCTATCTAAAAGATCACTTAGGTACTCAGCAGTCGGGTCATTTACCTGATGACAAATACCTAGATCAGTTACACCTTCTACGATCTTAGAAAACAGAACGTGGCCTGAGTGTTCAGCATCACCGATACCTGAGTAAAACACACGTCCACCAAAAGAAGCTACAGTTTTAAATCTTGTGTTTATAGTTTCAGTTGTAAGACCTGATCTAACTTTACTAAAGAAGTCAAGGATATAGTGTCCATTAGAAGTTAGAGTATTACCAGCAAAAACTTTGTCCCATTCTGCTGCATCAAAGTCACCACTACTATCCTTACCTGCAAACCAAGGATGCGTTAAGGGTGGGTAGTCCCCTGAGTTAGCTGCTGACCAAGTAGTTCTAGCTGCTTCTCCTTTAGTGTCTACCCAACCTGCGTTCTTTGTGTCATATGTTCTTGCTGCGTCAGTAGCACCTGCTGTCTTGTAGGTATCTGTGTCACCTTGCCAATCAAAATCTCTGACCTTAAAGGAAATCTCTACACTTGAGAACTCATTACCTACACTGGCACTATCAAAGGCTACATAGATAGTATTGATAGCTTCAGAAGAAACAATTAAGTTTCCATTAAGGCTAGCAAACTGACACTTAGCTGTCTCAGCACCAGAAGAACCTGCGTATTCATGTGCAGTCAGGTCTATGTAATCTGTATATCCTTGAGAAGAATAAGGTAGCTCTGCTTTATTATAGAAATAAAGATTGGAGCCTTTCTGTACAACCAAGAACTCAAGCTCAGTTGTACCGCCTACGTTTAGCCAATCGCCTGTGTGAACAATCTCACTATCAGAAACAGTAAAAGAAGACAGGACATGGTTAGATTCTAACGCTAGTCCTAGCCTTCTTCTCCTTGAGCCATCCCTACGTAGCTCACAATTTAGTTCATCAACAGAGGCACCTTCAGGAAAGGTAAGTTCGCCAGCCTCAGTGATGAGACCACGAACAAAGTTGTTAACTGCCTTCTGACTTAGACTTTGCGGCATTACGTTCTTTCTCTCGTTTATCTGCGTATTCTCTTACCTGTTTAACTTTTGATACAGGTCTGTTACGAAGATACCTTTCTAAACCACGTTGTGCTTCTGGAATACTTGTGTACTGTCCTGATAATTCCTTAGGTACACTTCCCTTTTCATATTTAATAACGAAGAAAGAGTAGCCACCAATTTCTTTTTCGATAAAAACTTTTGATAAGAGTTTATCTGATAGACAGACACAGTATTGGTTTACTGTATCGTGTTCATATTTGATCATTAACTTCTTCCGTAATAATTACGAGTATTAGCACGTTTAGTTTTATACATATCGTTTTGAACGTAAGACTTCAATCGACGTGCAGCTTGTTCAACTTTAGGGTCTGACCCAGCCTTGAACAAAGAGAAACAGGTTGATTTAGCTTCAGCCAAAAGATAAGGCATCAGAGTATTGTCAAGATCAATGATGTGTCCATCTGTCTGACTAAAGGTTGGATAGGTTGCACCAAAGGCTCTTACTTTAGATTGCTGAAGTGTTGACTCTACAGTTGCATCGTAGGCATCCATAATGATATGGTAGTCATCAAAGGACGTGTAATAGGATGGTGCTTTATCATTAGAGACAAAGATGTCAATGCTACCTTCTACAGTCTCAACTAATAAACCATTTTGGTTCATGTTATCTAGGAAGTACTCATGATCTACAAAAGTAATCTCACGAAAGTCTTTGCTAGCTACAGTCCCAATGTTGTAGTCAACACGTTCAATCTTCTTTGTATTGTCAGGATAACGGAAATGGGTAGGACGTGATGAGTCAGCCAGTGCCGTTAGAGACATAAGTTTTTTGTGTTCAGGTATTTCTCTCGCAGAGATAATATTGTAGTAAGTATCTTCGACTACAGATGCAATCTGTTGAGCTTCAGTTGTATCTGAAATACTGTTGACTGCCTCTGAATCCATGTCGGAGAGGATAGACTGAACAACCTGTAGAAGCGTAGTTTTCATTATGAACGATCCAATACTACTACGAAACGAAGTTTAGCTGTGTTGGTTGAACCACCGTCACTTTCAATAGTGATAAAACTATCTGCTGTTACTGTATTATTAGACGTTGGAGCTAAAGTGTCTACATCACCTGCTGCTGAACCTGATTGAGTAATAGTCAGTGTCCCCATTGAGGAACCTGCTGAGTTCTTTACGGTTACTATTGAATTAGCTGAAGAAATAGATGCTTCAAGAACTGTAAGAACTTTAGATACTGTCCCTGCAAATGGAATAGGGACATAAACTTTTTCTACTGATGAGACATCTTCTAAATAACCTTCGATAGATAATTCAATAAGAGTTTGTTTAGCTGTCCAAGCACCTGATCCAGAGCCATTAGCTACATAAACATCTCCACTGGTTGCTGTAGCAACTCCTTTAGGTTCATGAAGGTAAGGATCAGTAAGTGAACTGTGATTTACGTTAGCCATCTATAGCCCCTGCATCAGTTAAGATATGATAACATATTTTATCTATCTTGTCAAGAAAAAAGTAAGGATGCCCCTAAAAAACTTTAGGGACACCCTAGTGTTTTATGGTTCGATGTATTCGATAACCAACTTGGCTTCACCAGCAGTATAGGCTGCTGTGCCATAGTAAGCTTCGATATAAACATCGGTTGCACCAACAGTTGCTGTACCGCCTACGAGAGCACCGTCACAAGCTACTGCTTTGTTGGCTCCGATAGCCGCAAGAGCAACAGCATCGTCGATACCATTGGCATCTACAACAGAACCGTCTTGCTCATAAGCACCGATTGTCAAAGTAGCTGCACCACCTGAGGTGAAAGCTGAAGTGACAACAAGGTTAGCTGAGACAATGAACGAACCTGCTGGAATGAAAGCATCGTTATCTTGGGGAGTAGCGGCAGCAGAGGGAAGCTCTGTACCAGTAAGCACCATTACGAGGCTTTTCTTAGGAGATACTGCTGTACCTCGTTTTGCTGGAGTACCTGCATCACCTGAGGCAAGGATTTCCAGACCGTCTGCGTTAACATAAGACATAAGTTATCCCTCCCTTATGATATTGTTGTCAATGAGACAACTTGAACCATGTTCTCAGGACGGTACAACTTGACACCGTAACGAGCCGTAGTTACGAACTCATGACGCTGGTGGTCTTTGTTGTAGTCATAGTCAACTTCTGGCATCTGACGGAATGCACCCACGAATGGGTTTACAGACTGATCCGCAGAGAAGAACAAGTTAACTTTACCGCCAGATACGTCTGTATCGGTAGAGCCATTGCGTTCTAGGATCGTGTCACCTGCAAATGCGTCAGGCAAGAAGTTAGAACAATATACATCGAAACCGTATACGTTTGCTACGAAGCGCATACCAGTTGCGATACCGTCACGAACAATACCTTCGAAACGTGGGTTGTTTGACACGTTTACAAGGTTGCCAAGAGAGTTCAGTTGGAACTCTACTGATGGGTCAACAATAGCAACCAGATTGTTGTCTGGTACATGTTGTTTCTTCAGAGCATAACGAGCATACGCAAAGTCTGCGAGTTCGATTACACCTGCGTTACCACCAGAAATACGCATGTTAACACCGTTGAGAGCACGGTTGCTGTTTTCGTTGCCTGAGTCAGCAGCAGCAAAAGTAGTTGTCTCAAAGTGTTCCATGATTGAACGTTCTTGTTCAGGAACGAAACGAGACATCAACTCGTTAGCGTAGAACAAGTCTTGTTCAGCTTTCTTGGTCATGTAGGTAGCTGATGACAAGTATTTGTCAATCGTAAAGGTGAAGTTACCTGTGTCGAGTGGACGGTACGTTACAGCACTATCCTCTACATAGTTATCGACCTGCGCCTGTCCGATAGATGGAATGTTGAAGGTGTTACCATCTGGAAACCCGTCAAGCATACGCACATATCGTTGTGCCATCATTTCCTCACGCAGAATCTCTTTGAGTTCTGTTGAGTAAACTTGAGCACGTTGCAGGAACGATGTGTTAGAAGTGGTCATAGCCATTTTCTAAGTTCCTTTCAATTATGCACCAAACTTTTCACCAAGACGAGATTTGTCCTCGAACATTTGTTGTTGCGTCTTGGCTGAATAGTACAAGTTACGATTTTCCCTACGGAGTTTTTGGTAGTAATCGAAATTACGTTCCGTAGAGGTCTGCATATTGACACCTTCGGTGCGTACAGAACCTTGAGTCAAAGGACTAAAAGGTTGCTGTGGTTTTTCACCGATTAGAGCAAAGAAAGCATTTGGAGATTCGGCAGCAATGTCACGCATACGTTCCAAAGACATACCTAACTGTGAAGCTTTCTTTTCGATTTCAACCTTAGCTTCAGTGCCAAAGGTTTTTTCTAGCTCCTCATCAACTTGAGCAAGATTACGTTTAATAACATTCTCTTTTTCTCGTTGAGTAAGTGTCTGTTCAACTAGGCTCTTCAGGTTTTCCTCACTAACACTTGCAGTGGTATTCTGATTATTAGTGCTACTTTTATCTTGAGACACTCCAGAGTTTGCTGTAGTAGAATCAGCGGCCTTACTTTGAAGTTGTTCGAAAACTTCCCTTTGGTACTCTGACTTTTTGAGGTCTTCTTTCATTTCTTCAAGTTGAGCCTCTAAGTTCTTTATGTAACCATCAGCTTCTAGTTTGCCTTTGGCTAGTACCTCTGGGTCTTTCCAGTTTTCTCCCTTAGTCTCTACGAGCTTCTGTAAGTACGAATCCTGTGGTGGGGCTTCTTGTACTTGTTGCTCTACCTGAGTTTGGTCTGTGGTTTGACTCTGCTCAGAAAATACCATAATTTTATTCCTTGTCTAGATTGATAATATCAAGCACCTTGGTTAGTGCTCGGTTGTAGCCGATACGATCAGCTTGCTTGTAGGCCCATGAGGGGCTGTCATAGTCAGCCTCTGGTCCTGTATCCTTGAGCATAGGCTCAAGTATTTCTCTGAG